TAACTAAATATACTATAGGCAAGAAACGTAGAGAAGACTAATGGCGCAGTATCGTAAAGACACCAATTCTTATTTACCACAAGAAAAGACTCTTTTTGAAACCGTAATGATTGCTGATCAATACGGCAATGTTGTTGGTGGTGCTAATCCTACAGGTATGGCCGTTGACGCTTTCGGTAGAGCGAGAGTTTCTACGGCTCTGACTCTTTTTGATTCTTATAACAGATATGATGTGAGTGAAAAGTTTCATACTGCAAACTCAGCATCAGGTTCTACATGGGGATTTACAGCAAACACTGCTGCTATTTCTATGGATGTTGGAACTGCAAACGGTTCTTATGTTTATAGAGAAACAAAAAGAGTTTTTGCATATCAGCCGGGTAAGTCTTTACAGATACTCAACACATTTGTTATGGGTCCTGCAAAAGAAGGATTAAGACAGCGTGTTGGTTATTTCTCAGCGGAGAATGGTATATTCCTAGAACAAGATGGCACTGAAATCTATCTTGTTAAGAGAAGCAACTCAACAGGAACTCCGACCGCAATCAGAGTAGCAAAGTCTGACTGGAATATAGATACGCTTGATGGATCAAATACAGGCAATCTTCCAGACGGAACTCCAGTAACAAATAGAAATCCATCTGGCTACACTTTAGACTTGACAAAGGGACAGATATTCTTTACTGACATTGAATGGCTTGGTCTTGGCACCGTTCGTTGTGGATTTGTTATCAATGGTCAGTTAATTCATTGTCATTCATTCCATCACGCTAATATTGTTGATGGTCCTTATATGTCAACTGCGTGTTTGCCTGTTAGAGCAGAGATTATAAACACAGCAAATACTGCTAGCAACTCAACACTCAAAATGATTTGTTCATCTGTTATGTCAGAAGGTGGATACGAGATAAGAGGTAAGCCCAGATCAGTTGGTCGACCTGCAAGCAATACTTTCACTATGACAACTGCTGACACATGGTATCCAATCATTTCAATGCGTCTGAGAACAGATCAACTAGACGCCATTGCATTGCCAACTAATATATCTGCTCTTGCAGAAGGAAATAATGGTCGTGCAAAGTATGCACTCATAGTTGGAGGAACACTAAGTGGTAACACAACCTTTGTTACAACAAGTTCCGATTCATGTGTTGAATATAATCATTTTGCCTCTGGGATCACTGGAGGAACTGTCGTTGTTCAAGGATATTTAGGTATTACTAATCAAACTGCCGCCCAGATTACTTTAGGAAGAGGTGATCTATTCACTTATCAGTTAAAGAGAAACTCTTTTACAGACACACCAGAGATTCTTACGCTTGCGATGCAGCCTGGTACAAATGGTGATACTGGTATAGGTTCTATCGATTGGGAAGAAGTTACTTAACATAATGGAGTTATATAATGGAAGATTTGAAGATTTATAAGACGCATAACCTTGTCATTCTACCTCAGTTTGCAACTAAAGAATCGGCGTGTTTTGATGTTGCGTTTCAAGGATATGGCAAGGGTTCATATAAAGGCTATCAGCAAAACAATAGTCAGTTTGAAAGACCAATCACAAACAATGAAATCTGCATCATGCCTGGTGATAGAGTAATGGTCCCCACTGGTATGATTCTTGATATTCCAGAAGGATATTCGGTCAGACTTCATCCACGTTCAGGTCTTTCTCTAAAACAAGGTCTCATCCTATCAAACTCGGAAGCGGTTATTGATTCGGATTACTTTGATGAACTATTTCTGCTTATCTCAAACGTTTCAACAGTCAAGGCTACAATCAAGTCTGGTGAACGTCTAGCCCAAGCAGAGATGGTTCCACAGCTTCAGTATGGTATCAAGGAAACAATGATTCGTCCAATTCAGCGTACCAATCGTATCGGTGGTCTAGGATCAACAGGAACGGACAACGAGTTCGTCTATCGTATCGAACCGGCGAAGGAAGATGCACCAGCACTAGAAAAGCGCAGTCGTGGTCGTCCAAGAAAGGATGCATAATACCAGTCCGTCTATTGACATTAGCATAATAATATGCTATAAATAGTTTTGTCAGGATCGAGTATTGCGTACCTGACAAATCCCGCTCTTGCCGAAAGGAAGAGCAAAACATAAAACTAACTTGCTAACATAGGAGTTACTAACATGGCAATCAATAAAATCCCATTCTTTGATCCCTTCTCTTTTCCTGATCTCACTAAGTCAGCCATTGGGTTTGACTCAGTATTCAAGAAACTTCAGGATGTAACAGAGAGTCTTCCAAAGATTCCAACTTATCCACCTTACAACATTCGCAAGATTGGTGAAGACAAGTATGTCATCGAGGTTGCAGTCGCTGGCTTCGGTAAACAGGACATTGAACTTGAACTTCACGAAGGCGTTCTCACTGTGAAGGGTAGCATTGCTTCTGATGATACCGCATCTGAACTACTCTTCAAAGGAATCGCTGATCGTGCTTTCACTCGCAAGTTCACTCTTGCTGATTCTGTTGAAGTCAAGAACGCAGACCTTATCAATGGTATGCTAAAGATTTGGCTTGAACGCTTCGTTCCTGAAGAAAAGAAGCCAAAGAAGATCAACATTAATGAAGACAGTGATGACAGTAAGCAGTTTTTGGCTGAACGTCGATGAGTCAGCTTTACAAAAAGGCAGTTCGCTTTCTTGAGACACAAAGAAGACGAAATGCAGCTAGAAAAGAACTCTATAGTCTAACGACAAGAGAGTTAGCTGATCTTGGTATTACTAGAGGTGAAATTGAGTTTGTCGTCAGACAGACATATAAATAAAACAAAGATGGAGAGAGAAATCTCTCCATCACTTCGATATGAGGTTATATTATGAAACTGCGAATCGAAAAGTCTGTTGTTGTAATCACACCATCAATTGGTTCTCCAAAACTTCTCAATGCCCTCGAAAGCGTAGAGAAACAAACTCATCGCAATATCAAACATCTTGTAGTAGCTGATGGACCCGAATATCTAGAAAAGATAGTCGGGCTAAAATTTTCTTCAAGCATTAGATATCAAGTCACATCAACACCAGACAACACAGGTAAAGACGGTTTCTATGGGCATCGTATATATGCTGCTTATCCTCATCTTGTGAATGCCGATTATGTTGCTTTCCTTGATGAAGATAATTGGTATGAACCAGATCATATTCGATCACTAGTTGATCTTGTTGAGGAACGTAATCTTCACTTTGCTTATTCAATGCGAAAGATTTATGATAGTGATAAAAACTTTTTGATTGAAGACAACTGTGAGAGTCTTGGTAAATGGCCTATTTGGTTCACTCACAAACAACCACAATATCACATGGACACATCGTCCTATCTTTTCCGTCGAGATTTCATAAAAGATACTTGTCACATTTGGCATCATGGTTGGGGTGGCGATAGAAGATATTTCAACTCTGTTAGGGATACTAATCATACTAACACATGTCAACATACACTATGTTACCGTCTTGATGGTAATCCTGGTTCAGTCAACTACGATTTCTTCAAAAAAGGCAACGAAGAACAACTAAAACATTATGGAGGACATTTGCCGTGGAAGAAATTTTAGAGTTCTATAGAAAAAATAAAGAAAAATCTAATTCTCAACATCTTCAAGATTTATGGGTATTATATGAAACTAAACAAAAGTGTGAAGGTTATTTCATTGATTTTGGTGCAACTGACGGCGTTACGATAAACAACACTCTCTTATTAGAAAAACAATATGGTTGGAAAGGCATTTTGGCTGAACCAAATCCAGTCTATCATGATGATCTTGTGAAGAACAGAACCTCAAATATTTCGTTTGATTGTGTTTATACAACAACTGGAACTGAAATTGATTTTTTATGCGTTGATGCATCGGATATATCTACAATTGATGGATATGGAAAAGATGATGAACATTCTAGAAATAGAGAGAATAATCGAAAGATAAAAGTAAAAACTACAACACTTATTGATCTGTTGGATCGTTACGGCGCTCCAGAAAATATTGACTATCTATCAATAGACACAGAAGGTAGTGAATATGATATATTGAAAACTTTCTTTGAAACGAATACTAAGTATAATATCAAGTGCATCACTGTCGAACATAATTGGGTTGAAAACTTTAGACTGAATCTCTCGTTTCTATTTCAGAGATTTGGTTATACAAGAAAGTATGAACAACTTTCAAGATGTGATGATTTTTATGTGAAAGGTTAAAATTATGAAAAAAGATTTAATCATTGGTGCAGCATCAAACTATTCATGGGATCAACTAAAGTATTGGGTCAACTCAATCAAGAAGACTAGTTTCTCTGGTGATGTTGTCATTGTTGGTACTAATATGAAGAAAGAAACGATAGATAAACTATCTGAAATGGGAGTTATTCTATCATTATACGGAAAACAGAATGATCGTGGTGATGTTGAAGCTCATCATAATGGTGCTCCTCATGTTGAACGTTTTTTCTATATCTGGAACTTCCTTGAAACATCTACAACAGAATATAATAATGTCATAACAACTGATACACGAGATGTAATTTTTCAAAGAAATCCATCTGATTGGCTCGATGAATATGTTCTCTCAAGTTCACTTGTCGCAAGTTCTGAGGGTATGAGATATAAGAATGAACCTTGGGGTAATAAAAATCTTGATGATGCATTAGGACCATTCTTTCATAATAAATTAAAAGATAATTTAATCTATAATGTCGGCGTTCTTGCTGGTGAAGCTGAGTATATTAAGGGTTTGATGCTTATGTTATTTCAGATCAGCATCAATCGTCCTATTCCAATCGTTGATCAGGCTATGTTCAACTTTCTCATCGATACTCCACCATATAAAAATGATACATTATTTACCAATAATATGGATGCATGGGCTATTCAACTTGGCACGACACTGCCAGCTGTTCAGTCGGGTAAAGGTGATCTGGGTATGATGTTTAAACAAAGTCCAGAAAAATATCTCGGCATTTATGAAGATAATTTACCTATTATTGAGAATGGTATCGTTAAAAATATTGCTCATGTTCCATTTTGCATCGTTCATCAATATGATAGAGTTGATGGTTTGAAAGAACAGATTGAGAAATTTTATGGAGAATAATATGAAAACAGCTCTAGTGCTTGGTGCTGGTGGTTTCATCGGTAATCATATGGTCAATAGATTAAAAAATGAAGGTTATTGGGTTCGAGGCGTTGATCTAAAATTTCCAGAATTTGATAAGACAAATGCAGATCATTTCATTATTTGTGATCTTAGAGATCAAAAAGATGTTCATGAACTAATTGGTTGGGCAGGATCCAATCGTAATCCATATCAGACTTTTGCAATGCAGTTTAATAAACCTTTTGATGAAATCTATCAATTTGCTGCGGACATGGGTGGCGCAGGTTATATCTTTACTGGCGAACATGATGCTGATGTTATGCATAACTCGGCAACAATCAATCTAAATGTTTTGAATGCTGTAAAAGAATATAATGAACAACACAAAGTGAATCAAACTAAGATTTTCTATTCATCATCTGCTTGCATGTATCCTGAACATAATCAACTTGATCCTGATAATCCAAATTGTGAAGAGAGCTCAGCATATCCTGCAAATCCCGATAGTGAATATGGTTGGGAAAAGTTGTTCAGTGAAAGACTTTATTTCGCATACAATCGCAATTACAATATTCCTGTTAGGGTTGCTCGCTTTCACAACATCTATGGTCCTCTTGGTACATGGGACGGAGGTAAAGAAAAAGCTCCAGCTGCAATGTGTCGTAAGGTAATTCAGAGCAATGGTGTAGTTGATATCTGGGGTGACGGTAAACAAACTCGATCATTCTTGTATATTGACGATTGTGTAGATGCAGTTTATAGATTGATGAAATCAGATTTCATGGGACCAGTAAACATTGGTTCGGAAGAAATAGTAACTATTGATCGTCTTGTGGATATCGCTTGTCAAATAGGAAAAAAAGAGTTGAGAAAAAATCATATTTCAGGCCCAACGGGTGTTCGCGGCAGAAATTCCGACAATCGATTGATTGAAGAAAAACTAGGCTGGCAACCAAAATATGATTTAGCTTCGGGTGTAAAATTAACTTACAACTGGATCGAAGAACAGATTATGAAGAAGGAATCCATGGTATGAAACCTATTTTAAAATTGGGATTTACAGACACTTTTGGTGGTGTTATAAATTTTTTTAGCAACATTCTTTCAGAAAGATATTCCGTAATTAGAGATGATACTAATCCAGATTATCTCATTTTTGGCGATAAGAATTTTGGAAACAATAATGTAAACTTCAATGAAAAAAACTGTGTCAAGATTTTTTATACAGGAGAAAACGCACACTTCTGGGATTATCAGTGTCATTTTGGTATAACATTTGATCACTTCGATAATGAAAGACACTATAGATTACCTTTATACGTTATCTATGAATATGATAATCATTTTAGAGATGTACCTAATGCTGAAACATACAATAGGAGTCCTGAAGATTTATTGATAAAGAGGGATTTTTGTTCTTTTATTGTCAAGAATCCAGGATGTCAAAAACGAAATGATTGGTTTCACAGATTAAATGCCTATAAGCCTGTAGCTGCAGCAGGACCCCTCTTTAATAATGTTGGTGAAGTCTTAGAGAGAGGTGAAAACTCGGTCAAATCAAAGTTAAACTATTTGCCAAAATTTAAGTTCAATCTTTGTTTTGAAAATTCAAGCTGGCCTGGATATGCCACAGAAAAATTATATGAAGCTCTTTGCGGCAAGACTGTGCCGATCTATTGGGGTAGTCCTACCATAGAAGTCGATTTCAATCCAAAATCATTTTTGAATTGGCATGACTATAAAGACGATGATGCATTTTTCGAAGCAATAAAAGAAATAGATGAAAATCCTGATCTATATGAAGAAATGTATATGCAACCTATGTTTGCAGATTATTCAAAGAAAAACAAATTTATGGACACAGAACTTTTTCTAAATTGGTTTGATAAGAATGTATATAAGGGTGTTATCAATGGATAAAGCTCTTATAATTTCACCAACAGGTAGAAATATGTTCTTTGATGATAATTACGATAAGGAAAATCATTGGCGGTTTACTAAATCGGAAAGAACTTATGAAACTCTATTGGTTGTATATAAAGATGACTTTGAACCTGAGCCTGGAACCTATGATTACATTATTCGAAAGAAAGGTTTGAAGTGGAATCTAATACCCGAAATATGTAAAGAGTTTGATTGGTCAAAATATGATTATATTGGATGTTGGGACGATGACTATGTTACCGACATTCAATCTGTTAATAAAGCTTTGAGTTTGGCTCGCAATTTAGATTTTAGATTTTTTCAACAATCATTAACTTCATGGACTGTTTATCCTTGTTTAGAACAAAATAAACAATTCATGTTTAGTGAAACAAATTTTATTGAGTTGGGTGTTCCATTTTTTCGAAATGATATCTTTAGAAAAATTCTAAGATTTTTGAATGATTATCGTTATGAAAAATCTGATTGGGGTATAGATAAGGTTCTTTCATTTTATCTGAATGCAACAGCTCATGTTATTCATGAAGTCTCTATCAAACATATGTTGCCAGACGAAAGCACATATGATAAAAATGATGGATTCAGAGAAATGCATTATCTTATGACTGACTTTTTTCCAAAGTATATGAAAGAGAAGTTTGGTAGAGAATATACATATTACGACAAACAAGATACACTGAGGGCATGGAAGTTAGGATGATTAGAGATATTGATTGGCAAAAAGTTTCTGAAGAATTTAAAGAATCTACACCATTTAATCATGTTGTAATTGATAATTTTTTTCTTTCTGAAATAGCAGAAAAATTATCAAATGAGTTTCCTGATTATGAGGGTGAAGAAATAATTAAGTATAAGAATGCTCTAGAAGATAAAAGAGTGTTGAATCGTTGGGATAAATTTCCAGAAACAACTTATAGAACATTTATGTATTTTGGTTTAACACTATCAAATATAATGAAGAGTTTGGTTGATAATGATGATTTGATATTCGATTTTGGATTAAATGGTGGCGGTTGGCACATGCATAGTCGCGGCGGCAATAATAATATCCACTTAGATTATAGTATTCATCCAAAGATGAAAATGCAAAGAAAACTCAACATCATTGTTTACTTGTCTAAAGATTGGAATATTTCTTGGGGCGGTGGATTAGAACTTTGGTCACATGACTTTGAAAATAATAGGCCAAAAGAAAAGATAAAAACAGTTGACAATATTTTCAATAGATGTATAATATTCGATACAACTCAAAATTCTTGGCATGGATTACCAAAATATATTGAATGTCCTGAAAATCAAGTTAGAAAGAGTATTGCTGGATATTATTTAATTCCTGCTAAAGATGGTGTTGATGATCGAGGTCGCGCACTCTTTGCTCCAAGAGAAGATCAAGTAGGAAATAAAGAAGTTGAAGAACTTATTAAAAAACGATCAGACGTTAAAAGATCGAGTGAGGTATATCGTAAATGACATTGAAAGAAATCTTTGCAGACTTAAATCATTTCGCTGTAAAATGGGAACCATATTTTGAAATATATGAAAGACATATGAATCAGTATAGAGGTAAACCTGTAACTCTGGTTGAAATTGGAGTATTAAAAGGTGGATCTCTAGAAATGTGGAGTAAATACCTTGGACCACAATCGAGGATAATTGGTATAGATACTAACAGGGATTGTTTGAAATTCGTATATGATGAGTCTAATATTTCCATAGAAATAGGCGACCAATCTTCTAAAGCTTTTTGGGATGATTTTCTATTGAAATATCCAAGCATTGATATTCTTGTCGATGATGGTGGTCACAGAATGGAACAACAAATTGTAACATTCGAAAATGTTTTTCCTAAAATGAATATGAATGGAACTTTCATATGTGAAGATTGTCACACAAGTTATTTTCCTGGTCATGGAGGAAATCTTAAACAATCGAATACTTTCATCGAATATTCCAAATCTATAGTTGATGATATCAATAAAGATTGGCACGGTTATAGAGATAATAAACAAATATTGACTTCAGAGTTGACAAGCGTTCATTTCTATGATAGTGTTGTTGTATTCGAAAAATTTGGTAAAAAGTTGATGAAAAATCAAAATCAGGACTTCTTATCCTATCCGAACTCTTTTAATTCCGATCAAACAAGAAAATAGAGGTATATAATGTCTAAGAAAGTGTTACTAACCGGCGGTGCTGGTTTTATCGGTCATCATGTCGTCGATCTTCTTCTGAGAGAGACGGATTGGGAAATTATTTCACTTGATCGTCTAGACTATTCTGGAAATCTAAATCGTCTTGATAGTGTTGTTTCACAGTTTTCGAAAGAAGATCGTAAGAGAGTGAGAATTGTTTGGCATGATTTGAAGGCTGAGATCAATACGATCATAAAAAATCAAATCGGTCAAGTAGATTATATTCTTCATCTCGCAGCGAGCAGTCATGTTGATAGATCCATTACGCATCCTATGGAATTTGTAATGGATAACGTTGTTGGTACTTGCAATATTCTAAACTTTGCCAGAGAACAAAAAGACATAGAACGATTCATCTATTTTTCAACAGATGAAGTATTTGGTCCTGCTCCAAATGGTATCAATTACACTGAAAAAGAACGTTACAATTGCAGTAATCCATATTCAGCCTCAAAAGCTGGTGGTGAAGAATTAGCTGTTGCATTTGAAAATACATATAAACTTCCTATTTTCATAACACACACAATGAACGTTTTTGGTCCAAGACAACATCCCGAAAAATATATTCCTATGTGTATTCGTAAGGTTAGAAACGAAGAAAAGATATTCATTCACTCTGATTCTACAAGAACAATTCCAGGTTCTCGTTTTTATATTCATGGTTCAGATGTTGCAGATGCAATTTATTTTCTGTTAAATCTAAACGAACAACAGTTAAAGACAGTTTACGAACCTGATTATGGTGGTGCAAAATGTCCTAAATTTAATGTTGTTGGTAAAGAAGAGATCAATAATCTACAAATGGCACAATATATTGCTGAATGTCAGAACAAAGAATTAATCTATGAGATGATTGATTTCCATACATCGCGTCCTGGGCATGATCTTCGGTATGCACTAAGTGGTGAGTTTATGAGAAATCTTGGTTGGGAACCAAGGTTCTCGTTGAGAGATAGAATTAAAGAAGTTGTTGATTGGTCAATCGCTAATCCAGAATGGATTGAACTATAAAAAAATAAAGTGAAAGTATCTGAAATGCATTGGAAATGCAGACCTATATTAGAATGTGTCGCTTGTGGATCTTCAAATTTAATTCCTGTGTTAGATTTGAACAATCAACCTTTAGCAAATTCTTATAAGATTAAAAAAGAGGATATCCAAGAAGAATATCCTCTCGCTATTAATAGATGTGAAGAGTGTTATCATGTGCAATTAACTCATGTTGTCAATCCACATTTAATGTTTGATGATTATCTATATGTCAGCGGTACGTCTAAGACAATGCACGACCATATGGAAAATTTTGCAGCCTTTGTAAATAATAATATAAAAGGAAAAACTGTATTAGATATTGGATGTAATGATGGAACACAACTAAATTATTTTAAGAAATTGGGTTATAATACTTTTGGTATTGATCCCGCAAAAAATCTCTATGAAATTTCTAAGAAGAATCATACAGTTTTCTGCAATTATTTTGATAAAGAATTTGCTTCTGTTTTTAAACAAACGGGTATATCAATAGACATTATTACAGCGCAAAATGTTTTTGCGCATACTGCTGATCCCTTAACATTTCTTAATTCAGCTAAAATTCTAATGCATGACGATTCAACTCTGATTATACAGACATCTCAAGCAAATATGATATTGAATAATGAATTTGATACAATTTATCATGAACACATTTCATTCTTCAACGTTCAGTCTATGGATAAATTGTGTAAAAGAGCTGGACTTCA